TAATTCATCAATCGTTAAATCTTCCATATTTATTCCCCCTTAAAACTAAATGGACTTCCTTGCCAAACCTTTTCTGTTTTATTCTTTTCTCTTTCAACAATTGCACGACTCCATGCAAATCCTGCGTCTCCACCCCATGCATCCCACATTATGCGACCATTAGATGGAAATTCAGGACCATCAAAGAAACCTTTGCCCTTTTTATCTACTTCATGACGAGAAAAGAAAGAGTACATTCTCTTAACAGTATCAAGAGACATAGATGCTCCATTAACAATATCTGTTGCTCTTCCCCAACCTACAGGAGTTCCTGCACCAGTTGCCTTGCCATCTTCTTTCCACTTTAAAGCACGACGTGCTGCAGCCTTCATGCCAGCATTAGGTGTATATGTATCTGCCATTACTTATCCTTCTTTGGATGCTTCACTTCGTATGGACCAATAATAGATTTAACCGTACCGTTTTTATTCATACGTACAATCTTTCCATCTTTGATTTGTGTTGCATTAAATGATTGTGCTTTTTTCTTTGGCATTATAAACCTCTAGGATCAAATGATCCATTCCAGATAGACTTATTAGACTTATATGTTCCACCACGACGCTTGTACTCTGCAACTACCCAAGCATTAGCAACTGCAGATGGATAAACGTCAAACTTTGATCTTGCTTCTTGCTTAATTCTATTGTATAGTTCCATGTTTGATGGCTCTGAATCTCCAGGGCGATCTAACATGTCTGCATAGTTTGGTTTCTTTGCTTTACCAATTGATGAGTCATACATTGCCATAGCAACTTCTGGAGTGTATTCTGGAATACCAGAGCCACTTGAACCCATTTCAACAACTAGATCTACTGCTACAGAAAGTGAGTCAATCTTTACAACTTCAGACATTCTTTGGTACACAACTTCTTCAGTCTCTTCCCAAGTGCCATCTTCTTCTTCATACAATCTTACAATAATTGGCTTGTCATCTTCGGCATACTCTAATGCATACTCTGATCCTTTAAGTCCAAGCATTCCTGGATTTGTCATTACATACTCAACACGTCCAACTTGAATCTCTTCTTCTCCAGAGAACATAACAAAGTCACCCTCTGTTACCATGGACTTTTCTACATTAGAAACAAACTTCTTAGCAGTGCTTGCCCAAATAGCACGAGCCTGTGCCTGTGCCTTAGCCTTAGTTGGATGGCATCCGTGAACCGTTCCATCTGCACTTACAGTTGGGAAGCCACTACACCCATAACTTCCTTTACCTCCAGCACGATATCCTCCTGCTGGCTTTCCGCCTCCGCCTACTGGCATAACAAACCTCCTAGTTTATATACTGATTATATCAGAATTTAGTTTAGCAATAGTCTCTTTATTTCTTCAAGTGCCCAGATTTCTTGCTTAGATAATTTGGCAACCTCTTTTTTGTCCAGGCCCTTTTCTGATATTGTTACCACTGGATCTGGGCTTAAAAAGTCAACATTTACATACCCTTTTTCCCATAGGTTTAAGATATCTTTATTGACCTGGGTTAGATGGTCCTCATACATGTCTGGCATGACTTCTTGCATTTTTGGAGTGATTGTATAAAGCAACTCGCCACTCTCGCTATCCAGACCAGCAACTTCAAGAGCACCTTCAAGAATTAGATTCTTAATTAGTTCATCTTCATTATTTGTCATATCTAATTAACTCTTCTAATTGTTGCTTTGTTTGTGCCCCAACTACACGATGAATTTCTCTGTTATCTTTCATGACTATAAAAGTTGGAACTCCTCTAATTTCAAAATCTTTTGTCATTTCAGGATTAGAGTCAATATCAATAATAAAAAACTTTGCCATTATCTGCTCAGTATTTAATTTTTCAACAATAGGCTTAGTTTGTTTACACGGGGCACACCACTTTGCAGTGAAATAAAGAATTGATTTCATTTGGTTCTTACTCTCCAGTTCATAATTTTTGGACCCTGATTTATCATTTCAAACATGTTGTGTTCAAATTCATCTCTAAGTTCTAAATATAGTTCTGGATGAACCTCTTGCAACTTATCAGTAATAGAATAAACAATCTCTCCATTACTATCAATATCTGATATTTGAATAGCACCTTGATTAATTAAATGATCAAGTAGTGCTTGACTTTTTGCATCCATCACTTACCTGATTTTGCTCTAGCCTTTTTAAGTTCATCAAAATCTTTAACCTTTGTATCACCAAGATATCCCCAGGCATAACCATCATTGATCATCATGTCATTAAGGGATACAGTGTTGCCATCTACATATACCCAGCCTAAAATGCGACCATACTTTTCAGATGAATCCATCTTTTCAGTCTTGATCACAACAGACTTAGCATCCTTTAGAGACTTCTTTAGGTACTCCTTAGACTCAAGTCCAAGAGCCTTCTCTTTAAGATCCTTTGTACGAGACTCAGGGGTATCAATACCAGCCAATCTCACACGGGATTGAAACAAAATATCAAACCCTAAATCAATAAGAACATCTATGGTATCTCCATCTACGATATTCTCTACTTTTCTTACATAGTATTCATACATTAGTAGTCTTCCCCTTTTGATTTATTTTCAATAAGTTTGTGTCTTTCATCAAGGACTGTTATTGCAAAAGAAATCATCTTTTTATATCCTTCAGGATTATCCATAACTTTATTATAGTGATGACCACAAAATAGCAATTCTCCGCTTAATCCAGTAACCTTTACAAGCGCTTCTGCGCTGCATCTGTCACAACGATCATGTGGTGATAGTTGCCATTCTTCTTTTACTTCATCTTTAATCATCGTAAACATTATACTACTACTTTCTATTATCAGTGGAATAGAATCCACTACCGTTGAATACTGCTGTTACATTAGAGTATACACGCTCCAGTGGTAGAGTGCAAGTTTCACACTCATACCCTGGATCGCTTTCCTTAATTGATCTTTGTTTAACTATAATGTCCTGACAAGTTCCAGTACATTTATATTCATAAACTGGCATTACTTCAGGATTGCCTTATATGTTTTAATATCTACAACTCCAGTTACTGGTAGTTTAGATTTAGCCTGAAAATCTTTAACTGCCTTTTCAGTTCCTGGACCAAACGATCCATCTGCTTTTAGATTAAGCGCTTCTTGAACCTTCTTTACAGATGAACCCTTTGCACCAATCTTAAACTGCTTAAACTCTTTCTTTGCAGGTGCTGCTGGAGTAGCAGATGGTGCAGAGGCTTGCTTAACTGGAACATCAGATGAACCAACCTTTGAAAGCAGTGGAATGTTTTCTTCTCCAGCATACACTGGACGGCCCCAACCAACTACAGCATTTACCAACTTCTGCTTATTGTTCTTAACATATCCACGAGTCTTCTCTACACACATTCCACCATTTCTCTGGTCTCCCTTTGAAGTTCCTGAAGTGTTTCCCTCAATAACTTGAATAGTTCCATCACCATTGTTCTTAATGCAAAGACCAACATGTGAAATACGATTTACTCCATCTTCTGGGAAATCAAAATAGATCCAATCTCCTGGTGTTGGATCGTCATTACGAGCATCTGCCCAACGACCTTCTTTTTTAAATTGATCTGATGCTGCTACTGTTGATGCAGATTTTGGAAACTTTGCCACCCCTGCAGTGTGAGCGCACCAAGAAACGAATGATTGGCACCAAGGTTGAAAGTTTACTTTCATCCATGCACCGTACTTTGTTTCGTTATCTTTAGGACCTTCAATAGTCCCTAGTTCTGCTTTTGCAACTTCAATAATTGCTTCTAAACTGCCTTTTGCTGCCATTTTTTATCTCCTAATATTAGAGGGCAGTTTAAAGACATACCCAGGTCTTCTATACTATTATAGCCTAAAGATTACTTGATGTCAATTACCTTTGGCTTTTTATCTTCAGGAATAATGCGTACTACATGAACATGTAGCATACCGTCCTTAAGTTCTGCTGAGGTTACTTCCATGTACTCACCAAGAGCAAATGTACGGGTAAATTTTCTACCAGCAATTCCCTTGTGAACTACCTCCGCATCTGTTACCTCTGCAATCTCACCCTTAATAATTAATGTTCCATTATCTACTGATACATTAATATCTTCCTTTGAAAACCCAGCAATAGCCAGTGAAATCTTATATGTATCTTCATCTAACTTAAGAAGATCATATGGAGGATATGATTGTGAATTTGTTTTATGTGCAGTGTTTAGGCGACTCAACTCTCTGTTGAAGCCAATAAAAAAAGGATCATTAAATAGATCCATTG